GTGTCCCACGTCGCGCCCGGCACGCTCGAGAGCGTGATCTCGCTGTCCGGATCCTCGCTGATGAAATCGACGTTGACGCTGATGAGGATCTGCTCGGGGTTCGTCGCCCATCCGATCACCGGGCGGACCATTTTGAAATGCTTCTGCCGGTTCGTGTCGCCGAAGTAGTTGAACGCGCAGAGCAGGTCGCCCTCGATCGCGATGCCGACGTCGTCGGTGCCGGTCCACGCCTTGCGAACCTCGCCCGTCGCGCCGAAGTACAGCGCGCCGTTGAAAACTTCAAAGCACCATGCCGGCCAGCCAGGGTTAGAGCCGAGCGGCTTGAACCGCGCCCATCGCCGCGTGATGGTGTTCATGACGAATTGCTGCTGCAGCGTGTCGGCGACCGGCACGTTAAGCAGGAGCATCGTTCCGCCCGGGTACAGCGTCGCCTGCCAGCCGAACGAGGAGCCGTAGAGCTCGACCGCGTCCGCCATTGCGGTTTGTATGTTGTCGGTGATCGCGACGGCCTTGTTGTCCTTCGCGAGCGTGAGTTTCGAGCACGGCACGACGCCGTTTGTCGTGATGATGAGCAGGTCGCCGTCGAGCTGCTCAAAGCAGCGCCGGCCGATCGGCGTGCCGATCGCATACGTGCCGATCTTGCCCCACGTCGACGAGCTCGCCGGATCGGTGCCGGCGTAGACCGCGACCTCGCCCTCGCTCGTGATGAAAACCGCCAGGTCGTCGGTGCCGTCGCCGCCGTCGATCGTCCAAGTTCCCATCGCGACGAGATAGCCGCCCTTTTTGAAAACGGCGTGCAGCGGCAATTCGGTCAGCGCGCCAGCGAACGCGCCCGCGGCTGAATACCAGACGCTGAGAGAGTTCGTCTCGATGTACCAGACCCGCTCTTTGTGGACGTGAACGCCGATCAGGTCGTCGGTGTTGACGTTGGTGATCGACGGCGTCGAGAGCCCGTTGATCGTCGTCCATGCCGCGCCGTCGTACATTCGCATTTCGTCGGCGCCGTTCACGCACAGCAGGAAGTGCCCGCCGCTCGTCGTGACGTTCGCGTGCTGCCAACGCGCATTGGTGAGCGTCGAGAGCACCGCCGCGCCGACGGTGCCGGCCGCTGAGACGTCGTACGCCTCGGTCCCGGCGAACGCGAACAGCACCTGCGAGCCTGACTCGGGCCGATACGCGGCGAGCGTCTCGACCTCCTCGGGCGAGCCGCCGCCGATGTCCGTGACGTGCTCGGCCGAGCCCTTGCGCAGCATGACGTCGGCGGCCGAGGGGAACCAGTTGTCGAGGGTGACGGCGTCGGCCTCGTTCATTGAGGCGATCGCGTCGCGCGCGTTCCAGCCGCGCACAGGTGCGGGNTTGGTGCGCGTCATTGCGGCGCGCTGCCGGACTACTTGAGCGGCCGGCCGCCTCACGTCAGCGGCCAGTTACCCGGCGAGATCGCGATCGAGCGCTCGCGCGTGCTGCGTTTGTTGGCGAGCGAGAGCGTCCGCTTGGTCGCGTCGCGGTTCATCGCATCGGCGACCATGCGCTCGTACGCGTTGAAATCCTCGGCGTACTGCAGTCCCTTCGCCTTGCGCCAGCGCCACTCGATCCCGGCGAGGACGATCTCGTCGTCGAGCAGAACCTCGTCCTCGTCGTTCGAGATCGCGCGGCGCTGCTCGGAGCCGTCGGACGACGTACACCAGTTTTTCGTCACGTACTCGAACGCGATCTCCTCGTCGGCGGTCGGCGTCGGGTTGAACAGCAGGTGCCCGCCGCGGATGCGGTACTCGGTGAACGGGCCGGAGAGGTCGAGCGCCTTGCGCAGTTGCCACTCGAGCGAGGAGTTCGGCCCGATGATCGGCTGCGCGCTGTCGCGGTTCCAGAGCGTGTCGTTGAGGATGTAGCGGTACGCGTTGGCGGCGCCGATCAGCGTCGTCAACGCGCCCTGGTCCTCGGCCGCCGTGGTCTGGAACGTCGCCTCGCGAATGAGCGACTCCCATGCGAAACGCGCCGAGAGCTGGCGGCCCTCCGAGTTCAGCAGGCCGAGCAACTGCACGACGCCCTTGTCCTGCGAGCTCGAAACGGAGTTCGGCCGCGGAATCCCGACGATCCCGCACGCCTCGCGAATGATCTGCAGCGCGTTCACGTCAGCCCGAGCGCCGGCGGCGGCCTTCCTGGCGCGGCGCCTCGTCCTCGTCGTCGCCGCGGAGCGCCTTGACCTCGGCCGAGAGCGTCTCGACCTGGCGCAGTAGGGTCTCGATGCGCTCGTCCTGATTCTTGGTGCGCTCGCGCAGTGAGGCGAGTTCCTCGGCGCTGCCATTCTTGGCGGCGGTGTCGAGCCACGCGCGGGCGCGCTGCTTCAAGCCGCGAGCGCCCATGCCGACGCGAGTGAGTGCCTCCTCGTTCGCCTCGGCGAGATCCTCGACGGTGTAGATTTTCGCAGCGACGAGCATGTCGACCTCGGCGCGCGAGACGCCCGGCCAGTTGCGGACGTGCAGCCCGTTCGGCGTCGGCGCGAATCCCTTTTTCCAATCCTCGTACTGCTGGCGGAAGAATTGCGCCCATTCGCGCCGGTAGGCGCCGCGGGCGACCTGCTTCTCGATGTGAGCGAGCCACTCGAGCGCCGGTTTCTCGACCGCGTCTTTCGCGCCGATCGCGCGGATGATCGCGTAGTCGATGTCCCGGGCGACCAAGTGCCCGGCCTTGACGGTTGCTTGCCGATCCTCCTCCGAGCGTTGCTCGAATTCGACATACGGCGGTCGCTGCGGCATGAGCGCGACGTTGTTCTGCATGGTATGAGCCCTCGGGCTTGCGTCCCTGCGGAAAGGATGAGGCGAGCGTCCCTGCCCGCCTCATTGCCCGATTAGAGCGTTGCGCCGACGCTCGGGTAGTTGAACATCGCGTCGGCATTGGTCGCCGCCGCGCCGCCCGTCGCCGTGCCGAGCACGAGGCCGTTGATCGCCTCGGCGCTCGCGGTGCCGTCGTCGTCGACTGCGCCGGCGGTCGCGGTCGTGTTGAGGCGCGTGCCCTTCGCTGCCGACGCCAGGGTGCGCGCCGAGCCCTTGCCGTACACCTGAAACCAGCCGTACTCGTTGTCAGCTAGCGCAGCCTGCGCAGCGCCGACGCGCGAGCCGTGGCCGGACGAGCCCGGCGCCGAGTTCGTCGTCGAGATCATGGCGAAGTCGTTGCCGGTGAGCTCGACGCACAGATAGCCCTCGCCGGTGATTGCGCCGTTGGCGCGGCCGTAAACGAATTCCTTCGTCCCGTCCGCATCCTCGAGCACGAAGCGCGAGCCGAGTTTGAATTCCGCGTCAGTCGTGACGCGGGTCCGATCAAAACCGATATTCATGGATCGTTGCTCCTGAAAAACTTAAACCGTTGCCCTTGCCGCTGCTCCGTTGGCGCTTACGCCTTCATGACACCTTGCAGCGCGCGGTTCGAGCAGACCAAGTTCCCCTGGAACAGTACGGGCGTGATGACCGCGTCCTGATCCACCGAGCGCAACTCGGGGAAAATGTCCATGTCGGCGTCCTCGTGCGCGACGAGCTCGAGGTAGTCGGTGTTGACGGCGTAGCCGTGCGCGTCGGGGATGCCCGACGCCGACGTGTCGTGGAACACGTCCGANCCCTTGTACTTGAGCTTGACGAAACCGGCATCGGCATCGTCGTCGTCGCCGGCGTAGCGCTTGAGCGAGGTCTGCGATTTCTCGAAGAAGCGGAAATAATCCTCGGACAGCGCCCAGAAGTCCGGCACGTCAGCGCCGCGCGAGAGCCGCAGGTANAGCGGNAGCATGATCTCGTGCTCGATNGTNGTATCGGACACNGTGACCGCGCCGCCGCCCTGCAGCGGNGNCGCNGCNGACTGCACGACGTTCGCCCAAAANNCGAAGTTCGAGGCGTTGATGCCGCCGACCGTGCCGAGGCCGTTGTCGGCGATGATCGCCTGCAGGCCGCCGATCTGATTCGACAGCGTGCCGTCGNNGTAGAANTCCTCCGAGAGGCCGTTGCCCATGCTCTTGACCGCGTTGCGCACCTTGGTCTTGACCAAGTTGACCATGCGGTTTTCGCCCTTGTTGTTGCGGATCTCGCCGCCGTTCGCCGCGACGTTGACCGACACATAGCGCCACGCGAACTCGGCCGCCGAGATCACGTCGGCCGCGCTGATGTTCAGGCGGTCGTACCCGCTGTACCGCAAGTACGTGCCGTTCTCGGCGTACTCGAGCGGCCGGACGATCGACAGACCGCCGTCCTCACGCACGTAACGGCCTTTCTGCCGCAGGCGGCGGAAAAGCGCGTTGTGNTTGCTCATGTTGTCGGC